CGTAATTCGTCCATCCGTTATATTTGTTCATGGTTTACTCCGTATTGATAAGATTAAAAGAACAAAAGAAAGCAGTAATGGGAAAAGGATATAAAACATTATTTACCCCGCGTAATAAAGAACATAAAAGACATAAAACAGACTTGAAATAATGCGATACATAAAAAGTAATCAAAGATATCGTAGGTCATGATATGAATCCATCAGTGCCATCAGCAGATACGCGCACGTATAATTCAGGATCATAAAAATCATAGACTACGTCACCAGACTCTGACAGGAATGCAAGATCGCCTAAAAACTGATAAAAGACACAGATTAATGGCTCTTGATCATATCGCTCAAATACTGGTGCGTACCATTCACCAATGATTAATTCGTTATAAGTTTTCATGATGGTTTATCCTTTATAAGTAGTGGTAGAGATGTAATTCTATCCCATCTATTGAGAGTGTCAATAGGTTAACCAATAGATTGTTAAATATATATTGATATTCTAGGGGGTCAGTCAATGCTATCCTATGCAAAAGTATTAAAACGCAGCCAGCGCGGTCCTGGTGAGAATGGGGGCAGAATGGCTCTGGGCTTGGGTTCCAGGGTATGTGAGTGGTTACTATCATGGAATGGCGCATGGATAAAGGATAGTTGTTCCCTATTTGTTCCCCATTGTGTTATATTCGCGGCAATGAGTTCAATAGCGTAGCGGGACAGTCTAAAATGACAAAGGTATCTAGAGCATCCATAAAGGATAAACTAAAAGACACAAAGTCTATTAGTTCCGCACTAATGATCAAGCGTGGATCTCTCACCCACAAACAATTGAAGTTTGCACAAGGTATCGCCATTGATGGGTTAACTGGTGCGGAAGCTTATAGGCAAGCATATGACAGTAAGGCCAAACCTCATACAGTAGCCAATAACGCCAGTGCGATGATTACAAAACATAAGGGTATTCAGGCGATCATAACTGCAATGGAAGCGGCAAAAGAGGCTGAGAGATATAATACTGCCGAATCCCTGCGCTCATTGGTGATCAATAGCCTAGTACAAACACTGATAGACCCTAGCACTAAAGCCAGTGATAGAACCAATTGCGCTAAGGTACTGGGACAGGTAACTGAGGTCGCAGCGTTTACCACAAGGTCAGAGACAACGGTCATTAAGGATAGTGGGGAGCTAAGACTACAAATCCTTGATGAACTAAGATCAATGATGCTTAGCTCTAACCAATCCATAACTGATATTGATACGGATTCTTTAATGGCTGAACTCATTGTGGGAAAAGATGATGAAGTCTCAGCGGCTGAAATGGTGGAATGTGGGAAATTAGTATCAGAAACAGCATTAAAAGAGGGTGGAGGTGGGGCAGACCCACTTTTTGATGAAGATGAGGTGGCTGGTTCTCTACATATTATTCCTGACAAACAATCATTTCCCCCAGAGAATTCCTTAGATTCACCTCTTCCTGACTCAGATCGCATACAGAAAAGGGCCCCCTATGTTAAATAATTCACATGGGTGGGGGGGTATATATTTTTTTTGCTCCTTGTCGATCGACAAGGTAGGGCATAATTTCTCAATGAAATCAATGGTACGTTAAATTGAAAAGATACATAAAGCCTACTACTGAGCAGCGCAATGAGGTTAATGAGATGGTGCTTGATATCCAGAAGTTGTTGGATGGTAGAGAGTGGGGACCTTCATTGGCGGCATTAACAATCTGTATTGGAGAGATGGGGGAGATGATTGACAGGGAGGACCAGTCTGACTTTGTATCTTATGTGTGTGGTGTCCTTAGTGGGATTATGCATGTTAAGGGTGAGCTGCATTGATTATTAACAGAGAGATGATTGCTAGTAGGCGGGACTTAGATCGTGCTGTATGTATGGAGGTTACAATGACACCTGCCCAGAGGGAGGTCTTTTTGTTTATAGATGAGTACTGGCTACAGTATGGGTTTGGTCCGTCTATTAGGGATATATGTGAGTTTAGGAATAAGCCTGGGCTTGGTAACACTGCTAAGATAATAGACCGTCTAGTAAGGCTGGGGGTTTTAAAAAGGGTTAAGGGAATGGGTAGGAGTGTTAGACCTGTGTATATTAACTTTAGGAAGCTGGACTGATGGGTATTGCGGAAATGATAGCGGATCTTCCTCTAATGGAGCAGGAGAAGCTATTTGAGAACGTGGCCCAATATAAGGGGGCTTTGGTAAGAGAGAAAGCCCAGCAAGACTTCCTATCCTTTGTTAAGGAGATGTGGCCTGGGTTTATACATGGCAGACACCACGCCCTCATGGCTAAGAAGTTTCAAGAGATTGTAGATGGGAAATTAAAAAGACTGATTATTAATATGCCACCTAGGCATACAAAATCGGAATTTGCCTCTAATATGTTACCTGCTTGGTTCTTGGGTAAGTTCCCAGAGAAGAAAGTTATCCAATGTTCTAATACGGCAGAACTAGCTGTTGGCTTTGGACGTAAGGTTAGAAACTTGGTAGGGTCTGAACAGTACTCTAAGATCTTCCCAGATGTAACGCTAAAGTCTGACTCTAAGGCTGCAGGACGCTGGGCTACAAATCACGGGGGAGACTATTTTGCTATTGGGGTTGGCGGGACGGTAACAGGGAAAGGAGCTGACTTATTAATAATAGATGACCCACACTCTGAGCAGGAAGCGAAACTAGCCCAAGGGGACCCTAGTGTATTTGACTCTGTATATGAGTGGTATACGTCTGGCCCTAGGCAGCGTCTTCAACCTGGAGGGGTTATTATTGTAGTCATGACACGCTGGTCAGATAAAGATCTAACTGGCAAGCTCTTAAAGGATGATACTGAATGGGATATTGTCCAGTTACCTGCAATTCTGCCTAGTGGTAATGCTTTATGGCCTGAGTTCTGGGAGCTAAGAGAGCTGTTAGATCTAAAGGAAGAGCTCCCTGTATATAAGTGGAACGCTCAATATCAACAGACTCCTACTGGAGAAGAAGGCGCTTTAGTTAAAAGAGACTGGTGGCAGAGATGGGAGGCTGATAGGCCCCCTAAGTGTGAGTTTATAATACAGTCATGGGATACTGCGTTTACTAAAAGTCAGAGGGCGGATTATTCAGCCTGTACTACTTGGGGGATTTTTCACTTAAATGAAAACCCAGAAGACGTTAATATAATCATGCTAGATGCGTGGAAGGATAAGCTGGAATTCCCTGATCTAAAGGACACGGCTAAGAGATTCTATGATGAATGGCAGCCTGATGCCTGTATTATTGAAGCTAAAGCTGCTGGAGCTCCACTGATATTTGAATTAAGACGTATGGGCGTGATGGTATCTGACTACACTCCTGTAAGAGGTAATGATAAGTTTGTCCGTATTAACTCAGTAACTGATTTATTCAGGTCTGGGCGGGTCTGGGCTCCTGAGACTAAGTGGGCAGAAGAGGTAATAGAAGAAATGGCTAGATTTCCTAATGCAGAACATGATGACTTGGTGGATTCTACGGTCCAAGCTCTAATAAGATTTAGGCAGGGTGGGTTTTTAAGACTCGACTCTGATGAGGAAGATGATAATATTGGTTTTAGGCGTAAAAAGACTTACTACTAAGGAGTAAACATGTCAGCAGATTTTGATAAAGCTCTGTATCCCGCACCTTTAATGGAAGAGGAAGAGGATAACCCAGAGATAGAGATAGATATTGGTGAGATAGAGGAAGAAGAATGCGTTGATGGCGAGTTTGAGGCCAATCTTGCTGAAGAAATGAATGAGGCAGACCTAATTAGCCTAGCTTCGGACCTAATTCAGGACTATGAGGATGATGAGTCCTCAAGAAAGGACTGGATGCAGACCTATGTAGACGGATTAGAGCTACTAGGTATGAAGATAGAGGAAAGGTCTGAGCCTTGGGAAGGAGCCTGTGGTGTTTATCACCCACTTCTGTCAGAAGCTTTAGTTAAGTTTCAGTCAGAGACAATTATGGAGACATTTCCAGCGGCAGGACCTGTTAAAACTAGGATCATTGGCAAGGAAACCCCAGCTATAAAAGATGCTGCTGATAGGGTACGGGATGATATGAATTATCAGCTCACAGAGATCATGGTTGAGTACCGCCCTGAGCATGAAAGAATGTTATGGGGCTTGGGTTTAGCAGGTAATGCATTTAAGAAGGTTTACTTTGACCCTTCTCTTGATAGGCAAGTCTCATTATTTGTTCCGGCGGAAGATGTAGTGGTCCCTTATGGAGCGTCAAATATAGAGACATGTGACCGCGTAACTCATGTGATGCGTAAGACTAAGAATGAGATTAAACGCCTCATGGCTGCCGGTTTCTATAGAGATATAGACCTACCAGATCCTGTTAATTCATTAAATGAAATAGAGAAGAAGATAGCAGAGCAGATGGGATTTAGAGCTACCTCTGATGACCGCTATAAGCTTCTTGAAATGCAGGTATACCTAGACCTACCTGGGTATGAGGATGAAGAAGATGGAGAAGAGACTGGCATAGCTCTACCTTATATAGTCACAATTGATAAGAATACTACAGACGTATTGGCTATCCGCCGTAACTGGAGGCCAGAAGATCCTACTAAACAGAAAAGATCTCACCTAGTTCACTATGGCTATATCCCAGGCTTTGGTTTCTACTGCTTTGGATTAATCCATCTAATAGGTGCTTTTGCTAAGTCTGGTACTTCTATCATTCGCCAGCTGGTGGACGCAGGTACTTTATCTAACCTGCCTGGTGGATTAAAGACTAAGGGTATGCGCGTTAAGGGTGATGACACTCCTATCGCCCCAGGTGAGTTTAGGGACGTAGATGTAGCCTCTGGCACCATTAGAGATAACATTCTTCCGCTTCCCTATAAAGAGCCTAGTCAGGTTCTATTCCAGCTGATGAATCAAATCATTGAGGACGGGCGTAGGTTTGCCTCAGCTGCTGATTTGAATGTATCTGATATGTCTGCTAATGCCCCAGTAGGAACTACTCTAGCTATTCTGGAGAGGACTTTAAAGGTTATGTCTGCAGTTCAGGCCCGTATTCATTACTCTATGAAGCAGGAGCTGAAGCTATTAAAGGCAATTATTAGGGACAATACTCCTAAAGAGTACAGTTATCAGCCTATAGATGGGAGCAGAAAGGCTAAGCAATCTGACTATGATCACTGTGATGTGATCCCAGTTTCAGATCCTAACGCCTCTACTATGTCTCAGAAGGTAGTTCAGTATCAGGCTGTAATGCAGATGGCTGCGGCAAACCCACAGATCTATGACCAAGTGGAGCTAAACCGTCAGATGCTAGAGGTCTTGGGTGTTAAAAACATTGGCAAGTTAGTACCTAATGCTACTGATGAAAAACCCAAAGACCCAGTATCTGAGAATATGGCAGTACTTAATGGCAAGCCTGTTAAAGCTTTCATTTATCAGGACCATGACTCACACATCAAAGTACACCAATCTTTTTCTGATGACCCAGTGTTGGCGCAACAGCTATCCCAAAACCCACAAGGTCAGGTTCAGCATGCTTCACTACTGGCCCATATTAATGAGCACATAGCCTTCCAATACCGCAAGAACATTGAAGAGCAGCTTGGAATTCCATTGCCGGATATGGACAAGGAATTGTCTAATGATATGGAAACTGAGATTTCTAGGCTTATGGCTATGGCTGCAGGTCAATTGCTGGAGAAGGACAAGTCAGATATTGCAAAGCAGAAGGCGGCAGAACAGGCGCAAGATCCTCTGGTTCAGATGCAGCAACAAGAGCTTCAGCTGAGAGGAAGAGAAGTGGCTGTCAAGGAAGAAGAGGTCAAGATCAAGCAGGGTCTGGCTATTGTGGCAGTACAGGAGCAGCAGGATAAGAAGCAGAATGAGGCAGATAAGCTCAATGTCCAAATGCAGATAGCTGGCCTACAAGTTGGTGCAAAAATCTCTAAGGATAAGGCTGCGATAGATGCAGATAATATGATTGAGGCCTTTAGAATAGCGGAGAAAGAGCAGGCACTAAGGGCTAATATGGACTTAGAGGGTGCAAAGTTAGGTGTAAAAATCGGGGGTATGGTTGAATCCGCGAACAAAGAAAATAAGAAGGGCGGTAAATGAGCCGCTCTATAGAGTCAGTACTTAAAGATATACAGTTAAAGAAACAACAGATAGTTGAGGTAGTTGCTACAAGCGCAGCTAAAGACTATGCAGAGTACCAAAAACTTTGCGGGGAGATTAGAGGTCTTTCCATCGCGGAGGGTTATATCCTTGATCTCTTAAAACATATGGAGCAATCTGATGACTGAAATCGCTACAGAAAGCGAAGAAACAAAGGCAACACAATTGCCTGTACCAAGTGGCTACCACATCCTGGTTAGCTTGCCTGTAATAGAAGAAAAGTATGATAGTGGCTTATTGAAGGCTGACTCAACCCGTCAGTTTGAAGAAGTGCTAAGTACTGTGTTCTTTGTAGTTGCATTGGGTCCAGACTGTTATTCTGACAAAAGCAGATTTCCAGGTGGGCCTTGGTGTAAGAGTGGAGACTTCATATTGGCTCGTCCTAATACTGGTACACGTTTAAAGATACATGGCAAAGAGTTTAGATTGATAAACGATGACACAGTAGAGGCAGTTGTAGAAGATCCAAGGGGAATCAGTAGGGCTTAACAAAATACCGAAAGGTAACATTTAGGAGAATGAAATGAGTGAAGATGCCTTTGAATTTCCAGATGAGAAGGAAGAGAAGGAGTTTGAATTTGATATAGAAGATGACACCCCTGCCAAGGATCAAAACCGTGAGGCTTTGCCCAAAGATTTGGTGGAGGATCTTGATAAGGATGAGTTAGAGGAGTACTCAGAGTCAGTAAAGGTAAAACTCAAGCAGTTCAAGAAGGTTTGGCATGATGAGCGTAGAGAGAAGGAAAGTGCTTTAAGGGAGCAGAACGCAGCTCTAACCTATGCCCAG